CCGATCCTCAGACTCTATTTAGTGAAAAAAGCGTGTTCTGTAGAACATTTTCTTAATCTTTTTAAGAATAATTGGAAGTCGCGTTTGTTTAAAGTTCTGAAACCGTTTTCAGAAATTGGCGCTTCCTCGTATGTAAGTGTTATAAAACAAGCAGAGCTTGATATCTTTGCTTCTTCATTTAGCCTAAATGACCAGTGTGATGCTCGTCTTTTTTTACAAGCGAGACATTTACCACATGGAACATTGACCATCAAGTTTTGATTGTTATGATCTTTCGATTTGTTTCTTACTTGAAATGGTGTAAAACATTGCATAGGCCGTTATTTTATGTAGTGGGGGGTAAGCAACCCCCCAGAACTACTAAAGTCTGATACCTCCTCTTGATACTCTATAAGAGTTGTATTTCTTTGATTTTCTTTTTTGCATAGCTACTCTTCTTTTGTAGCCTTTTGCTTTGCCTCGTCTTGCGAGACCTCTTCTTTTAATTCTTCTTGATCGTCTCATAATTTTATATTGTTGGTGTGCCGAAATATGGCATTAATCTAGTTGCTTTTACTTCATTATGTAAATACACATATAAATGTTCTTGGCCTTCTGATACGGCAAATACTCTATCTACTTCGTCTGCATCACATTCAATAAAATCTTGGTTTAATGATGGTTTTGATGCAAATATTCTTCCCATATGCCAAAAGTCTAATGAACTTCTGAATTCTCCGTGAACTGTACTAGGTATATATTTATACTCTGCATATCTTGGAGTATATCCAAATACTTCGTCATCTGTTGACGCGTTATCGTAATAAAGCTCTTTGTTATAAATTGGTTGTTCGCCAATGTTTGCAAATGATGGCCAATAGTAGTCAAATTTGTCGAATTTTGTGAAATGTTTGGGAACACCTTGTTGATAAGCAGTTTTTGGCATAACTGACATTATACCTATAATGTATCCATGTTCTTCACATCTGTATGATACATAATTAGAACTTCCTACTGATACACCATGTCCGGCCATGTTTCCTTGAGGGCTCGGTTGACTTGAGTTTGCACTCGTTTGCAGAACTTCACTAATGGTTATTGGTGTCGCAGAGCCACCCAAGAACTCTGGCCTTTGTAATCTGGCGTCTGAAGATCTTACTCCAAAATGAGCCATAATAATTTCTATATATCTTGCACCGCCTCTTGCGTTTCTTTCTAACCATTCTTGTAATCTAAATGCTCTTCTTAAATCGTTTATTGATGAAGCAGTTGCATTTGATAAATCAGCAACATGGGTTTGTGTTACATCAATATTAATATCGTTTCCTTGTGCAGCTTTTAATATACCGTTACCGGATGAATTAAAAGAAGCAGTACTATATGGTTGACCGGTTGCAGCAGCCCTTGTATATTGTGTTGGATCACCAGATCCTACCGGTGGATTTCTATAATCTCCATATAATAATGGTGCTTCTGTTCCAATTGGAATTGTTGCTTCTGGTCCTCTTTGTGTCCAAGGTAATGCGCTTGTGAAATAATCATGTTGCCAAGCTCTTTTCCTTAATTCTTTTAGTTCTGTTTTAGCTGTACCAGATTGTGATCCATCTTGAAGTACAATAGTATCTTCAATACTAGATATTAAATTTTCATCTCTATAATAATCATTATAAATTTTTTGGTAAGCAGCAAATGGTAAAGCAGATACAGTAGATCCTCCAACAAATTGTTTACCGGTTGGTAATCCTAAATAATCTCCTAATGATCCTTCTGCAAAACCTCCTGCTGATCCTTCGTCTAATACAGGAAATGATGGGTCTGCAAGACCGTCTTCACCTCCAGAAATGAATTTTTCCCAATTTGGCCATAATATTCTGTTTGGTACAAAAAAGAAATGGCAATATACACTTGCTTGGTGCATTATTGGTGTTACTAAAGGTGCAAACCTTGTTAAGTTTGTAGCCTTAATATTGAATTTGTCACCGGGAACGCATTCCATAACGGTGATTGGCATTAGTTCTCCGATTCGTCCAGAGAACTTTCGATCGTGTGATAAATCGAATGTGTTTTTACTTGGTCGTGGCATAGCCACTTTTGAAAATATACTCATAATTTTTTATTGTTTAGTTTAATATTCCTGAATTTTTAAATTCTCCTGATCTGAAATAATTAATAGCATCGTCTGCTGTTCCAAATATTAATTGTATAACCTGACTACCTACACCTGAGTTAGGGTTTACATTCATTTTTAACATTTTTTTGGTAAATTCTGCTTTTGCTTCGGCTTCTGTTTTTTTGGCTTTAGCTAATAAAGCTTCTTCAGCTATTTTATTTATTT